GTTATATGAAGGCCCTGGGAATATATATGGTGCACTTAATTCAACAATTAAGGTGATTGGGAGAGATACTAATACTACAACCATCAGCGTCAATACTGATGGGTTTTCAACCATTGATAATATCCATTGGACAAATCAGTCCATTGATAAAATTGCAGAAAAGGTATATAATTCGTCACGAGCTGCCCCATATGTCTATTTTCCTGATTCAGTATTTACATTGGTTGCAGATAATTATGCAATTTTATTAGGAAATAATAATAATATAGAGAGTACTTCTAGCTTTCGGTTGACAAGACAATCGTTGTTTAATATCTTGGAACTTAACGGGGGGCAAGCAGGTATGGGTGGCACGGCAATCAGGTTTTTTCGTGAAGATACGATGATTGGCGCAATGGGAGTTTATACCACATTTTTTGGAGGAACCGGCAAAGGAATTTTAACTTACACCTGGGGTGAACGGCCAATAGATTTCGCCACAAATGGTGCGCTGCGATTAAGAATAGCAAGCAATGGCAACATAGGTGTAGGGGTAAATACACCTACAGAAAAGCTCCACGTCAACGGCAACCTAAAAGTAAACCGAATAAAAGACAGCGCCAACAACTTAGGCCAGCCCAACCAAGTACTATCAATGACTCAGCCGGTCGATGGTAATACAGAGCCGGCGCTGAAATGGGTAGATAGATGGGAGAAAGATTACTTTGTCGGCGCAAGCTGGAATACGTATGATGTCTATGAGACTGCAGGTGCAGGAGTCTCTATAAGCGGAGATACCTACCCTGTCAACAAAATGAAATGGGTCAAGAATACAGCGGCCACAGATGGAACACTAACCATTTCCGGAGCGACTATTGACGGCTCTACCGACGCAATCACACTACCTGCTAACAGTACGGTACAATTACTCAAGACAGGTGCGACCACCTGGATAACTCTATAACTATGGAACCACTTATCAACGGAGAAGCATACGCTTGGTCTCAAATTCAAATCAATATCGCCGGCATCAATGTCGTCGGTGTGACAGCCATTGATTATGAAGATACTCAGGAGCTGAAGATGAACTATGGGGCTGGCAATTATCCACATAGCCGGGGCAAAGGACAGATAAAAGTAACTGCATCAATCACCCTAGCCATGGTCGAAGTGGAGCGTCTCCAGAAGAAATCTAAGACCGGACGGTTGCAAGATTTGCCCGCATTCGATGTGCACGTTAGTTACCTGCCGGAAGATGGCACTATTGTCAAGCATACAATTATGAGCTGTCTCTTTGAAAAGAACAGCCGCAAAGTCAAAACGGGCGACATGGACATCCCTGTTGAATTGACTCTAAACTCACCAAAAATCAAATGGAAATGAAGCTAAACAAGGAAGCGATTGCAAAGCTCAAAAAAGAGCATGGTAGAATCTTTGAAGTCATTGTTGAACTACCCAATAAGGATAGATCTAACGAGCAGCCGACCACTAGCTTCTACTTTAAGCAGCCGGATAGAGACATCTTAGATGCAGTCAACAAAGTAGCCCAGCGAAGTGAAATCAAGGCGACTGAAGTAATGATCAATAACTGCATGGTGGCCGGTGACAAAGATTTACTCAAGGACATAGGGGTATTTACCACCATCGGTGAAAAGCTGGAAAACATCCTTGATAAAAAAAAGAGTTACTTGGTCGAGCTTTAACGCTTGATGACGAGCTGAGCCAAATCGAACAAGGTAATGCCTTGATACGAATGCACTATAAGATAGACCCAACGCTTTTAACAGATGAAGATTGGAGTCAATATGTGAAAGAAATCATCTGGAATCTTAAAACACTCCGAAAAGTGATATTCGGAGAAAATCAAAACACATGAAGAAAATTGTCTTTTTATTTATGTCGCTATTTGTTGGCTATCTTGCCTTTGCGCAAGCACCACCAACGGGAGCGATTTATGATTCTACGGATGTGGTAGTTGCCGTAGATTCTACTCAAGTTTATACGATCAATGAAGTGGTTAATTCCGTCATTCGGGCAATTACCATGAATCCTGATGTCAGCATCCAGTTACCGGGGCCTTTCAGTCTTGACACGTTAGATCAATGGTGGGGTATTTGGGTTGGTGTATTGCTGCCGGTAGGCTTATGGTTGTTTCATTTATTTTGGCCTTCCGGAAAACGTCGGGACTTGATATTGAAATCAACGATTATGGGGCTATTTGTGATTGTTGCAATTATCTATATCAAGGGGGTTAGCTTCCCGGTCATGCTCAATGCGTTGATAGCCTTTATTCTCAAAACCCTGTCCTATCAAAACTGGTGGAAACCACTAGGGCTGAAAAGTCAAAGATTACCTAGCTACCAAAAATAGTAGTATTAAGAATCGTTCCTTTTGATGTAAGTCCGAAAACGCTGTGCGCTCTATGCGTTTCAGCGTTTTCTTTTAATTATAAAAATGTCAACATACAGCTTTAAGTTTAAATTTGTCGAGAATATCACCGGTGTCGGGGGTAAGATTAACTCTATGTTTGGCAAGATGCGCAATTCTGCCAATAGCTTTCGCCTTGGCGTGAATAAGATGCCAAAATCAATTCAGGATATTGAAGATGAATTAATTAGTCTCAAGGCTCAGCGTAAGACAGCTTTTTCCACAAAAGAAGTCAAAAAGTATGGCCGCCAAATTAATGTGCTAGAAACAAAGCTGAATCGCCTAAACATAAAAGGCAAATCCACTAATCGCATATTTGGAAGTCTCCCGGGCAAGTTGGGTGGAATAGGTAGCTTAATCGGTGGTGCTTTTGCCATCGGTGGAATATCTGCCTTCGGTAATGAGTTGCTAAGCACGATGGGCGAATTTGAACGATATGAAGCGGTACTGAAGAATACCTTTGGTGGGGATTCAAGCATTGCTAAAACAGTGTTAGGAGACATTTCTAATTTTGCTTCAAAGACACCATTTCAAGTCAATGAATTGACGGACAGCTTTGTGAAGTTGGCGAATCGTGGATTTATACCGAATCAAAATGAGATGAAGAAAATGGGAGACCTTGCTTCATCTCAAGGCAAGTCGTTTGACCAATTGGCGGAAGCTATATTGGATGCGGAGACTGGAGAATTTGAAAGAATGAAAGAATTAGGTATTGTTGCCAGGTCTCAAGGAGATAAGGTGAAACTTGCATTCAAGGGAGTGGTCAAAGAAATAGACAAATCTCCAGAAGCGATACGAAAAGCCGTCCTAGAGTTTGGTGCAATGGATGGAGTCGCCGGGTCCATGGAAGAAATAAGTAAGACTACCGGTGGCATGTTGTCCAACCTGAAAGATGCCGGGACGCAAACAATGAAAACATTGGGAGAAGCGATACAGCCGGTTGTCCAAGAGTGGCTACCCAAGATAAGCTTAGGATTCCAACATGCGACCACCTGGATAGGTGCCAACAGAGAGACCATTGGCGGATGGCTGCGTACCGGTGTGAAGGTGATAGGAGTTGTATTGGGCATCTTTGCAGCGTTCAAGACATTTGCTTTGGTGCAATCCATTATTAGTATTGTAGGCGTTGGTTTGAGCTTCTTGTTTTCACCAATAGGTCTAGTAGTTGCCGGGATTGCTTTGGTTGGTTTTTGGATATACAAGATGATTAAGCATTGGGATGTCTTTAAGAAGTATATGTTTGGTGTTGCCAAATTTCTATGGAAGACAAATCCTTTTGGGTTTATGATAGACCTTTTGATGAAGGTATTTCCTAGCTTCAAGAAAGGATTGTACAGCTTGTTTGAAGGCATTAAGAAAAAGCTATCAGGAGTTAGAAAATGGTTTTATGACCATTTGATTAAGCCAATAGCCGATTGGCTCAAGCCTTTGAAAAAGTGGTTTCATTTGGACTTCAATTGGAAGGCACACGTAGAGACTAAGGTGGATAATAAGTCATCGAAGGATGGGAATCAATTTTATCAAGGCTTGAAATCCAAGTTTGGGATGAAAGGTCTTTCCTTTTCGTCAGGGAAGTCAAAAGAATTAGGCGGTAGTGTTAGTAATGCGATTGATAATTCTATTGCCGGCAAGGCGGGAAAAATCATCAATGTGAGTATCAACAAATTAGTGGAGCAGCTAACGGTGCAAACTCAAACGCTGCAAGATGCTCCGGAACGAATTAAAGAATTGATTACAGAAGCACTTTTGAGTGCTGTGAATGACGTGAATTATAACTAATGAAAACGAAAGCAATTTGGGTTTGGTTTAAAGGATTGGTGGCCACATTTGTTACATGGTTAATTAGCATGGTTATTCCGCTTGCACCATTTTTAATATTTACGATTATCCTAGTTCTATTTGACCTTTGGACAGGAACTAAAGCAGCACGCAAACGTGGGGAGCAACTACACAGCAAAGGCTTTCGGAGAACAATCGAAAAAATCAAGACCTACTTCATAGTTATATTCTTGGCGAAGGGATTGATGGAAGTATTTTTTGTTCCGAAAGGGATTGAGTTTGACCTAGTGTATATCGTGTCTGGATTAATTGCATTATCTGAAGCCAAGAGTATATTTGAAAATGCGTACACCATAACCGGAGTAGATTTTTGGAAGCAAATTGGAGATAAATTGTTTTCCATCATGGACGTAATTAAAGGCAATGGCAAAGGAAATTGAGCTTTATGACATGAATATTGAGAGCGATGGCAAGGAAGCTGTCAGCTCTTTAGGAACGCCAATCGTTGGTGATTTGAAGCTGGTCTATGAAGGAGATGAATATTATTTTGATACCATTTTACTGACAGTTACACAACAAAAAAACATCCAATTAACAAAGGTTATTGGACGCAAAGGAACGGTAAAAGAGTATGTATCGGATGGTGACTATACGATTGCTTTAAAGGCGGTCATTGTGGGGGATAATAAGTTTCCAAAGGTTGAGCTTCGTCGGCTTCGGCGATTTTTGAGCATTCCGGATGCGCTAGAAGTAGTGAGTGAATATCTTCGGATTTTCGATATTTATTCCATCGTAGTGACAGGGTTTGAATTTTCTCAGGAGAGCATTGAAGATACACAGGTAGTTAAGATTAATGCTATATCAGATGAACCGATAGAACTAACAATACATGAAGAGATTAATCTGTAAGGTGGTTGTAGGCAATTATGAATTTGCTCCTTCTAGGGTGACGATTACGTCATCTTGGAATACCCTTACGGATGTGTGCCAGATTGAGCTTCCCAAGAAATTGCACTTCCAAGGCAAGGAGCTTTCAAAAGGTGTTAGTTCGGTTTTCCGGAAGGGAGATGCGGTCAAAGTGATAGCCGGCTACTATGATGATGCAAGGGTGCTCTATGAAGGTTATTTGACCAAAATCGGGGCGGATGTCCCGGTGCGAATGAAGGCGGAAGATTTGGCTTATTTGCTCAAGCAAGATAATGAAAATGTGAGCTACAAGGATGTTGATTTGGAGACGTTGCTACTTGATATTTGTCCAGTACCTTTTGAAGTTACGGCGAATTGGGAGCTGGGTAAATTCAGGGCTAGCAATTCAAGCACGGCAAAGATTTTAGATTATATCAAAAGAAATTATCG